AAAACAGGGTTGCGAATATTCCTTGCCTTCCAATATAGTTTTGTATTGTTAATAATGTACCCCTGCAGCTCCTCAATTGATACGTTAACGGGATCCAGTTCATCTGCCACCCCGTTAAAACTTAGCGTGTATTGCCTGAGCCCCGGTAGGTAATTTCTAAAACCTCCATCCGGTGGCGTGGTGGCTTCTAACATTTCCGCCTCAATATGGATCTGGCAATCCTGAGCAAAACATAAAGGTTTACCGGGATCGGTGGCGCCGCCCGTTCCTAAATACAACATAAAATCTTTGCCCCTTATTTCACTCATGCGTTAACTGTTATTAGAGGTTTCTGTATAGGTTTCATAAAGGTCTTTATCTGCTCCGCTGTCTTTAAAACTCCCCTGCAAACGGATGGCAATGATATGGTGTTTGCAGTGCCTCACATTATACTCACTGTTTAGTTGCATAAATCTCCCCTCCATTGCGGTTGTTGCCAGCTCATTAAATAAAAGTATATGTTCAAAATGCAGATCGTTCGCAAATACATCACATTCAATTATCCTTTTAGGTTGCCTCCGAAAATACATCCAGATCCGTAACAGGTTTTTTAAAATACCTGTATTACTTAACGGGCTCAATCTGTTTACCCAGGTAGTGGTTAACGCGTTAATTGGATGCTGCTCCAGCCCGTTTTTAAACAGTGCCCCGCTTACTTCAATGGTGGGCGTGTCCCCTAAATCAACATCAACCGTTCCCTCGATTAAACTATACTCCCGGCTCTGGGTAATATAGTTAGTTTCACCGGTTACGGTATTGCCCTGGCTGTCTATATTGGTCCCAATACCGACGCTGATAATATCTATGTATTTATTAACTGCATTCCATTCCGGATTGGTAGTAGGACGCACAAACAAAGGGTAAATTTCAATGATAAGCTGCCCCGAAACAGGCAAAGGTTTTTGTGTTGTAAAACTTATTTCCTGTATGTTATCTGTTGAATTAATTAAAATGCTGGAAAAATCCAGCGCGTATTCCTCCCATATATCCGCATGGGCCGCCGCCGTGTCCCCGCTCCCGTCCGGTAAGGCACTCGCAACATGCAGGTAATAATATGTTTTTGTGCCATCGGTAACCCTTAACCGGTATTTTACCGCTGGTATTACCGGGAATGATACGCCCGGATTCGCTTTTTTATAATCGTACCATTTAAACTTTATTTTCACGGTCAAAAAATCTCCCGTACTTACATTGCGGTAACTGTGCCCCGCCATCCCTTGCACCGGTGTTACCGTGTCTACATCGAAATCATAACCTATAATTCGCATGGCATAGGGATCCAGCGGGCGCCCGCTCCCCGCCCTGGTAACCGTTGCCGGATGAGCTAACGCACTTAAATGATTCTCCCACCCTGCAAAAGTGTTGGTGGCGCTATCATAGATATAAAAATCAGGATTGACTATTAAGCTAATCACATTATCGTACGTGAATTTTACACTTAATTCTTTGGCCGGTCTATCACTCGTTATATTATCGCTCTGGTCCAATAAAAAACCCGGCTCATCATTTTGCGCCTTACTATGAATTGAATAAAAAATTTGATCGTTATCTATTCGCTCCGTACTGGTATAAGTAGTTATTTGTTGCGCTGTTAAGGCATGAGGAGACCGGATGACAAAATTTAAATTTTCCCTGAATATATACAGCCCAAACGCGGTGCATATCTTTCTCACTACATCCAGGCTCTTATTTGGCCTGTCGTTACTGCCTGCAAAGTTTTCCGCATAACCCGTTACACCAAAAAGTAAGTTATCAAATTGCGGATAACCCGGCATGCTCATCCCTTCGTAAATCAATTCACTGTTTAAGCGTATACGGATCCCCTGGTTTATATTCGTTGCTTTTCTTAAAGCATAATCCAATAAAACATAAAAGGAGTTTTTACCCTGCAAAATACCGCCGTTAAAATCCACAAAGTTTAAACCGTCGGCCAGGCTTAACGGATCAATAGCAACTAACTGCATATAATAGCCCTGCTCTAATATTCTTGCTTGTCTTTGATCCGGTATTAACCAGCCATCCCATAAATAGTTATTTGCGCTGTTGCTAATCTGTACGGATATTGTACGGTCTGTTATGTCGTCTGTGTCATCAAATAAACTCATGGTACTTTTATCAATCAAAACGCTTAGCGTTGCTTTGCTTTTGCGGACCGGATCAAAGGGATCCGATTGATCTCCTTCGTACCTGATATTTAACGGCTCCGCCGCTCCCCTTAACGGGATGACGCCCCCCGCATAATTTTCCTGAGATAGTGTAACCGTCCATAATACATTCAGTAAATCATAAAATTGTAAGATATAATGTATGTTATACGCCATTGCTTAATTTATCTGTTTATATAGTCACTGGCTCTATTCGTTGCTGCTACCAGGTCCGTACCTCTGATAACAAACATATTAACCCCGCCCCTTTGGTTGTTACTATTGCCCATTAACGCCTTTAATTTATCCAGAGGAGCAATCACCTCAGGATTGGTTTGCGCTCCCGAATATTCCCCTACCATTCGCATGGAAGGACCGGAAAAGATTCCGCCCTTTGCCGTTTTTAACCCGCTTAACAGGCTGAAAATTTGCCCGAAATCTTTTGTTTTACCCGCACTTGTCGCCATCCCTATACCTGTATAGGCTAACAATGCAGCCAGCGCCGCCGCCGCTAATGACGCCGCAATTAATTTTAAAATCATTTGCTCCAGCGCCTTAACCAGCGCCGCCGCCGCGTTACCGGATCCGGTTAGCAATACCTCAAAAAATTGTTCAAACGGTTGCGTTAAATTGTTTGTTATTAAGTCCCCTACTGCTTTAAGTGCCTCCAGGTCATCTTTATCAATTAACTTTTGCCGTTTAATATTACTCTGCTCCTGGATCACATCGTTTAATTTTTGTACGCCCGCCGTTGCTGCTGCTAAATTGGGTAATGTGTCCGGTGGTACTATCTCAGGCATTTTGGGCGCCGTTATACCTACCGCTCCTAAATCCTGCCCGCCCGGCATTTTTAAGGTAGTGGGCGTGTTGATTAAATTCATTTGTTTAACCAACTCTTTAACGGCCTCGCTCGTTGGTGTTAAGCCTAATTTATATAAACTGGTTAACGCTGTCTCAAAGGCGCCTATTTTAGCCGTTCCTACATCCACGCTCTCCGCCTCGCTTTTTACATCCAATACCTTAAGGGAGCTGCCTAATTCTTTTAATACATCCGTTACCGTTTTTACTTCTTTTGCCGCGCCTGCTAATTTGGTCGGATCGAACAATTTAAAATCGTTATTAGTTGCCTGCTGTCCTATTAGCGCCTGCTGGTCCGCAATCGTTTTATTAATAGCTAACTGCTGCTCATGTATATCCTGGGCCTTTTTTAACGCGGCATCATTATACACATTTCTTAACGCGTCCTTATTCTCGCCAAACTTTGCCAGCCATTCATTTGCCTTACCCATTAAATTTAAATTCTCGTGCAGGCTTTTGTTGGCCAGCTCATCTTTTTTAGCTAGTTGATCCTCCAGCTGTTTATTTAAAACATTCGCTTGCGCCTTTCGTACCAGGGCGCTCGTTAAGTTGTCTAATGCTTTGGCCGCCGCTACGGTGTTTAATGTCTCTAAACCTAAATTCGCGATATAACCAGGATATAATTTTTGCGCCTCATTCAGTGCCGCCGTTCTTGTTTGCCTGCTCTGTGTCTCATCCTTTGCCACCGCTATTAAGGCGCCTACCTTTGACGCCTCCGCCTCCGCTCCCGCTGTTGCCTTACCCATTGACGCCACCAGGCTATCATTCGCCTCCTTTGCTTCATGGCTGCTCCTGGTCCACATCGTTAAACCCAATTGCATAAATTGTATGGCTGCTGATACCGCAGCCAGCGCAATACCTAAACCTCCAGGGCCGGCCAAACTACTGACTAATGATTTTAACGCGCTCCCGGTTGATCCACTGGTTTCTTTTAACCGTTGAAAACTTTCCCACAAAGGATTTAAGTTATTAGCAATACCGATAAACCCATATGGCGCGTCCTGTACTACTCTATTCAGGTTTAACAGTGCATTGCTTGCTCTATCTGAAACCGTTGGTATTTTATTTAAAGCTGGTGTTAATCCGCCCTGTACCCCCTCCTTTAATTTCTTTACTGCCTCCGCTGCAGGTACTGAAACTGTCGGGATCACTTTTATGGTGTCCGTTACTTTCTTTACTGCTACTGTTGCAGGCTCAGATACCGTCGGGATCACTTTTATGGTGTCCGTTACTTTTTTTATCCCTGCTACGGCGTCCGTTGTGTCACTGGTAAAGGAAATTTTTATGTTGGCATCCTGTGGCATGCTGTTTATTTTGCTTTTGCAGAATAATTATTATAAAACTTTTCTATTGCCGCCGCCCGTTCGGTGGTCATTGGTTCAGGCATCTTTATAACATCTCCTACTAACGGCCATAGCGCCTCCCTGGTTTCATTACCGCCGCCCGTCCGCCTTAAGATATAAGCCAGGTTCCTAAACCTCTCATCTATTACCCGCTGCTTTTTATTGTACCCCTCAAACCTTATTAATAACTCCGCCGCTGTCATGTGGTAATAATCTGCCTCGCTTAATTCCAATATCCCTAATGCAAAAAAATCCAGGTCCTCCCAGGTTAACCCGTCTTCCTCATGCTCTCCTCCTTCCACTTGTTTAGCAGGTCCTCCCCGGTTATTTCCACCGGCTCCCCCTCTTTCGTTTGTGTCGGTAGATCGTTTTTTTTTGCCGTTACACTGGCATGTATCAGCGGGATAATTTCCTTTATACATTCCGCTCCTACTCCCCCCAATTCATCCAGCCAGTCTGAAACATCCAGATCCGTATAAGGGAAAGGTTTATGTTGCTTATAATAATCATACTCCGCCGCTGCTAAGATTAAATGGACCAGGGAGCCATAATTTAAATCGGTTAGTATTGTTTCATTAAAGCGGACAAATGAAACATTTTTTTTCTCGCAAAAACGTTGAAGGCTCCAGGTGCAAAAACGTAAATAAATAGTTTTGCCATCGGCTAAACTTAGTAGATAGTCACCGCGCATATTTTTTATTTTTTATGGTTGTATCAGAAAGATATTACAGCGCCGGCTCCGCAAATCTTGGTGCGCGTTCCCTATTCCCCGGCTCATCCTGGGTTAACCCAATTGCAGCGGGCGCAACTTCGCCCTCAATAACGGTGGTAACATCTATGGTTACGTCAAAAGTCCCGTTATCGGTTGTTGGCCAGGTCGTATTTAAAACAGATACATAACCCTCACCGGTGTAAATCGTATCTCCCTCCTCCGGTGTTTCCGGTCCGATCTTAAACGCCTGTAATTTGTCCGCGTTAAAAATCTGGTGCAAACCGTATTCGCTCATATGCCCCGCCGCCGGGTTAATCATAGTAACACCGTTGAGTGTTATGGTGGCGTCATGTGATCCGGGCGCCTTAATAACACGGCACTTTGTTTCCGTTTTGGTCACATTATTAGTCATGTTTTTGGTTACACTTGTTGCACATACTACCATCTTGTAAGTAGGTACGGCCGGATCTTCCACCGGATCGGCCAGCAACAAAACGTACAATTTACTTTTTACCGCTGTTTCGGTCGTTGGCATATCTTATAATTTTTAGGATAAAAAAATTCTATGATTAAAAGTGATTATTCTACTTAAATATTGCCTCGTTCCATCGTTACCTAAATCCATCGTCATATCATTATCAACCGTATTATCTACAATACTTAAACCCGCTATACTAATCGTAAAATCCCTGTACGGATAAACCACGCTATAAATTTGATCCGCTAAAAAATCAACCGCCTCCCGGTTACTGTTGTGTATTGTTTTCGCGATAATATTTATATTGATGTTTGCCTGTATTGCGGTGGCGCTTTTCGGGCTGCTTTCCCTTACACTTTGCGTTGTGATATAAACATAAATATCCGGCATATCTCCCAATTTAACGCTGGTGTTATACACCTTCACCGGCTCCCCCTGGTAACTTAATACCGGTGTTAACAGGTTATAATATGCCTCTCTGATCTTATAGTTTACATCCCGCATTATGTTGCTTTTGGTGGCTGCATTCTGTTAATCGCTCCCTTTGCTGTCTCTATAAAAAGCGGTATATATTTTACGAATGATGGATATAAATACGCGTTGGCTTTTGTCGGTACGTCGGGCGGCCCGGCTCCTATAAATTGCATCGCGTACGCCTGCAAAGGTGTTGGTACAATTACCAGCGGGCGCGTCCCAAACTCCACATATGCCGCGTAATGAGCTCCCGCCTCCACCTCCTTTGTTAGATAGGCTGTTACATTCGCCTTTATACTGCTCTTTAATAAACCCCCTTCATTTGGTCCCTGGTTAATTTCCGCCGGTGTTGGTACAAGCTCTTTTGCCATCCCTGCAATGTCCTCCGCGTTGGCATTCATTATATCATCTATGGTGTCCTGCATTTGTTTAGTCAAACCCTCAAAAAAATTAATAGTTTGATCGATTCCCTCTAATTTATATTCAATACCGGATCCTGATGCCATAATGTTTACCCTTTTTGGCTTCGCTCCTTTATTAATAGTTGTAAAAAACGTTTGTTGTTTTCCTTTACCTCAGTAATGGCTATTATAACAAAATCCTGCCCCTCGTATTCAATAATATTTGCCATCGTAACGGTCCTGTCTGTGGTGGCTCTTATCCAGATCTTTAATGTATTTTCCAGGCTCTCCAATCCTTGTAAATACATCGTTTTTGAACTTACCGGATCCATTGCCGCCATTGTACTAAACACCGTTACAAACCCCGCGTTAATCGTATCTCCCGCGCTGTTTTGACTGGTTTGTATTGCCTTCACAATGACGGGCCTGTTAAATTGTCCTATCGTTGGTACTGTCTGCACTGTCAATAAATAAATACTTCGCTGGTTCTTTTCCTTAACGTATTAACCGCCTGCTTTGCTACCGGTGAAATGCTATTAAATACCGCCTCGCTCTCATCTCCCTTGTGCTCATTCAGCCATAACACCTGTGCCTTAATCGCTGTTTTAAATTGCTCTGGTAATTCTCCTTCCTTATATCCGCCGGTATACTGCACCGTTAAATTTTCCCCTACCGGTGAAACCAAATTAAAAAACTTAATACCGGTTACTTTTATACTGCTGCCCTCCATTACATTGCCGTCCTGGTCTGTGATCGCTATATTAATGGCTCCCGCTCCCGTATCAGGTGGAGATCCCGGTATATCTGCATAGATCGGACCCCTGGGTAATAATTGCCCGCCCGCATTATTGGTTATTAAAGCGGTTACCGTACGGCTCACAAAATTGATATTGGTGTACTCCTCTAGCTGCTCTCTAGCGGTCGTTATAAACGCCGTTAATTCAGCATCGCTTGACGTAAAATCAATTACCGCATAACTTTTTACCTCGGCCAGTGTTACCGGCTCCGCTGTTACCTCCTCCGTATCAATATCTAATACCGCGTTATACATCTGCACCTCATTTTGTTCGGTTAAAACACTATCATTTACGATTGTTTGTGTTGAAGGTCCGCCGCTGCCACAACTGCCGCAATTGCCACCGTATAAACGCCGCCATTTTTCCCACCGGTACTTTTCATCTTCTACATATGGCGGATCCGGATTTTTATACGCGGCTCCCTGGTCCGTTGCTACTAAATAGGCGCCCATTACTTCACTCACTACTACAATCGTTCCCCCCGAATAATACACACCCGTTACCGGATCAACCCAATTATCAGTTAAAAGGATCTGCATTATTTACCTTTCTTTTTTTTAGGGGTGGCGTCGGTAATTTCATCTTTCTCTTTTATGTCATCACTGTACGCCTCTTTCTCATACGTTAGATCTTTCGGCTCCTTTTCTCCTTCGCCGTCATAATACACCGCTAACCGCATGCTAACCATACGCGCCGCCAAAACATCCGGATATTCGATGATATCGCCCACCGTTAACTTTTTACGCTTCACCGGATCAACCGTATTACGGATAATTTTTATCTCTCTCATGCTTTCAAAAACTAAAAAGTGGGAAAATATGGGAACGGTTTTTTTACACCGTTCCCTGTGTGTACAGGCTGATTATAACGCCTGTACACTTCTGTTGATGCTATGGGCCAGGTGTGTAACCTACCTGGTAAAAGGCATTGGGTTGCAACACCGCAAAACCGACGCATGCTTCAACCTTCACCGTAATTTTATTGACTACAAAGTTATCGCGATCCTCACTTGCCCAGGATAGATTCAACCCTTCACTCTGCACTATGTTGAAATAATTCCAATCTCCCAAAATTGCCACGTTGGCCGGGATCCAGGACGCTGTATATACCGGTATGCCTAATAACATAATTTGGCCGGTCGGGCTCACCTGCATCGTGCCAGGTAGATTATATAACCCGCCTGCATCCTTATACGTTAACAGGGCTCCCCAAATTGTCCCGGTGGTAACGATCCCGTTAACCTGGTAACCAGCATTTTTTTGAAAGGCAATAGCCGCAATTAAGCCATCAATAAAACTATCTCCCGCCGCCACTACTGATTTATTACCGGCTGGTATGGCTGCGCCTAATGCGTTAATCGCTTTACTATCTTCTGCTTTATAATATCTTTCAGGTAACCATCTGCTGAGCCAATCCCTTAAACCGGAAAAGTTGCGCAACATTTTGCGGCTAATCCTTTCCCATCCGGCCAGGTAGTTAAGCGTAACACTTACCTCAACCAGATCGTCATCTAATTGCGGTTTAACGGCGTCCTCATTCGCTTGCCAATCAACCGCACCCTCTCCAATCTTTGCCTGGTAAAAATTGTATGTATCTGTATCAGATGGCACAACGGAAACCAGGTTTCTAATATGTATCAGCTCAAAGGGGAGTGTAATAATTTCACGCCGGTATGTAATAGGGATGGCGCCGGTAAGGCTCGCAACTGTGGTCATATCGCCCACCGCTTTTTGCTCCCTGTACCGCCAAACATTGCGCATATCATCCGCCGCCTTACTCTCCAGGTCAATAGGGAATTTTTCGCCCGGCTGGCTCTTTACGATCTTGTCCTTTGCTTTGGTCACCGCCTCATGTATGTAATAGCTCATGGGCTGCCAGTCCTCCGTTTTGGCCTCCTTGCCTTCAATTTGCAAACGGTCGCAAACGGCTATCGTTTTTTGCAGATCTTCAGACAATTGTTTAATAACGCTGGCATTCTCGTCCATTGCCTTTTTAACCAGGTCTATGGCTGTTTTGCTCTGGTTGTTTTCCTCCATTGCTTTGCGTGCAAGCTCACTTGCCTCTGTTGCTTTGGTGGTAATAGTCGTAATATTGCCGCCTACTTTTTTTACCTCCTCCAGCACTTCATTAATTTCCATAAATTAGTTTTTAAATGTTTTATTAATACTATTTAAAGCATTGAATAATTCACCTAAAACCGGCTTACTGGTGTCCTCCCCGGACGGCTCAAAAGTGGTTTGCTTTTGGGTTATTTCTTCAATATAACTTTGTAATTGTTTAAGCTCAATAATCAGTAAAGATTTATGTGTATCATCTTCGTATTTCTCTAATTTTAGCGCCTTAATAATCCGCTCTATCCTGCTAATCCCTTTATCCGCCAACTCCTCCGCCGTCATGCTTTTAAAAGTCTCCAGCGTTGGCGTGTTTGGATTGGCGCCCCACAACACCGCCGACCCCTCCCACATGTTCGCTTCAATAATTTCCCGGTAATCGGACCGCTGAGCTGATTTAACGGTATTAAATCCGATACTATGCTGTGTTAAGTCCCCGCCCTCATATAACGGCCAGGCAACTTCGCGCCATGCATAACTATCCTTGTATTGTGAAAGTCCGTATAAGTAAGGGCCTGTTCTACCTACTTCTGTAAATTTGGAGAGGGCGCTAAACATGGTTTTATCATGGTCAAGTAAATGCCATAACTCATTTGTGCCCGCCGGGCCGCGCTCCTTAATCGTTTTATCGAATGCTTTTGGGTTAAACACATCCTTATCCCGGTCTTTATTTTCAACACTTGCCACCGCTATTTTTACGCGCCGTTTACCGGTGTCAATATCCAGCGCTTTACAGTCTAGAAATTTGCGCTCGTAAAGCGCCGGTTTACGTTCGGTATCTGCCATAAAGATGAATGTATAACACAAACATACATTTTAAAAACAGGGAATAATAATATATTAGTCGCTTATATATCCGTCAATTGTCTTACTACTATACGACAATTTGTACACTTGTGTAATCTTCTGTAATCCTTTGCTATTAAGGGTTACAAGTTGTAAACATGCATCTTTATGCACAATTGTTAACAAGTAATTGCAATCAACAAAAAAAGGAGTGCATAAAAATGCACCCCCTTCAAAAGCTAAAAGCATAAAAAATAAATCACAACTAATAAAAAAAACTAGATCTTAATATCTTCACCAAAATGCTTTCTTACCTTACTGGCTATCCGGCTGTTTAAAATATTATAGAACTCATCATGCAACTGTGCCAGGTCCTGCTCATCCTGGGCGCTCAGATCTCTCAAATTAATGCACTCAATATGTAGCTCCATTAATTTCTCCATTGCTTTGCGCTCCTCCTTTATTAACTCATTCAATAGCTCGCTATCCATATATATATTTTTTGGCTGCTCAATAAATAATTTCATACCTGGTTTATTGTTCTGTTCTAAATACATTCTCCGCAACTCTTATAGGGATCCCGTATTGATCCCGTACTACTTCAAACCTTAACGTACATCTGCACTTTATCCAGGCTTCTATTGGCGCCGTTCTTTTGTCCCCCGGAAAATCCAGATCTACAAAACCCTGTTTTTCTGTCTCTATTTTAAATGGGCTATCCAGCGGTACTTTTTGACCGTGTGCGTGCGCGTGATCGGCTTCATCCTTTGGTATTACCCTCACTAGCTTATCCTTATTGCTTAACCAAACTTTATTCATCTTTAATCCCTGCTTTCTCGCGTTATCTATGGCCAGTGCATTTTGTGAACTGACGGCCTCCGTTCTAACGATCGTTACCGCCCGCTCGTGTGAATAGTCCCCGGTCCTTTGCAGTGCTTTTGTCATCATATCAATGCTCCAGCCCTCGTTTAATCCGTTGGTTAAAATATCCGTTATTTTTTTGGCTGTTGTTTTGGTAATGCTGGAAATAATACCGGGCAGGGACCTGGCTAAATAGGTACGTATAAACTCCGCCATTACCTCGTCAAAACTAAACCCCCACAATCTTGCCTTTTGCTCCGCCGCTGGTTTTTTGATGTTTATTAAAAGGTCTTTATGCGTGAGCCATGCATAACGCAAACCCGCCTCCGTTATCAGTTGCGTTAACACTTTTTGCAACGGTACTTTAGGGAGTAATAGCGCTGCATATTCTGTTAACGCGTGGACGCCCATTGCAGGCAATAACTCCGCCGCGTGTTGCATTTGTCCGTCTATTGCACTGGCTACACCTGGCACATATTTACGCTCCATTAATAAAAGGAGTTTTTGATTCTGCTGTAAATATTGCGCGTTTGTCATTACTTAAAAAATAATGTAGCTTTATAATACTTTCGTTTTTCAAAGTGGAAATTTTTAAATCTTTTGTATTTTTTTCGGGATCTATTTTCATAGATCCTTTTTTTTGTTTACCCCTGCCTCTGCTTATACATACTTAAATGCAACTCCGCAATATAAATCTGTAATTCTCCCGGCGTCATCTGCTCCAGGCGCTTGATTAATAAACGCCTTTTTTCCCCCTTTGCATATCGCTGCAAACGGCATTCCCTTAAAGCGATTGGGTAAACTAATTGCGCTATTTTTTGAAAATCCATAAACCCTTTTTTATGGTGTGGTATAATCCTGCATGTTCGTTAACGGTGGCATGTTCATATTAAGATCGTCTAACGATTGATAGCCGCTTTTTATATAGTATTTCTCCATATTAGGATCCTCGGACCGGCCAAACTTTAACGCCTCCAGTATATCATTCGGTCTAAATATTGGGCTGGTGGCAAAAGTCTCCGCTAATAGCTTAAAATCAGGCTGTAATTCACTGATACCGGAAAGATCACAATCTACCGTCCTTTTAAACTTTGCGCCCTGGTTATAAATAGGCACTACTTTTTTATTAATCCCGTCCCGCATCGCATACACCTCAGGCAAACAGGCATTCGTATATAAACTCTTTATTGCCTGCTTAACGTTGCTTTCTGTACTGGCTTGACTACTGCCTAAAACGATTGGGTTAATCCCGTAAACGCTACATACCAGCTCCTTTGTGAGCTTCTTACGTTCAACGATATTCAAGTCAACCGGTGAAATACCCACATTGTGTACATTCATTTTGCCGGGAACGATCATCCATTTACCCGCATTTTTCGCGCCCTCCTTTTCCTGCGCAAATGCTTTTTTGATCTGTCCGATCTGTGCTTCACCTGTTGCGCCGGGCTCCAGGTCATCCAATCCCACTATGACTTTTGGACCGCCAAAAACATACTGGTTAATCTCTGTTAAGGTGGCTGCCCCCTCAATTTCCAATTCACCGCATAACGCCATCAGCGGGCTCAATCCAACTAAATTGCCGCCGCTCTGCTGGTAATCAGGATTAAAGTATTTTGAATGAATAACCTCCTCAGGTAAAAAAGTTGCCTGCCTGTCTGCATTTAAGTAATAACCCGCCACCCGCACCGGGAAGGCGCCGCGCCCTACTACGGTCGTGCTTTGGACCGGCATTATATACATACCTTGCACCTTGCCCGCATTTTTACCGTCTGGTACTTTTGGGATATAGGTCATGCTGTTACCGGTATCTAACTTGTAGATATAGGACCCTGTATAAAATTCCTGCTTTTCTGTCTCTGTATTGGGATTATCCAGGAGTATTTGCAGTTCATCCTGGTCCCCTGCCAGCTCATACGCTTTTGCGTGTAGGTGTGCATATTCCTGCATAAATTCCGGGGAGTAACTTTTGATATTACTTACCAGGTTCTTTAACTTATGATAGCTTTTTTCATCCTGTATAATATAGCTGTATAAAGGAACGGTGGCTGCTGTTTTGGCGATCATCCGGATAACGGCATAAACGTTGGCATTACCCATGTAACCGTCTACTATGTACTTATAGGCGTCCCAGGGCGCCACTTGTGAAACCTCCCCGCCTAACACCTGGTAACGGTTATAATCGTTATTTGCTATTGTTTGCTGCAATTGGTTGAAAAATTGGGAGTATTCATTATTACCGGGCCGGGATCCCGCGCCTAATATCCAGGACGGTATTAAGCTGTTAAATGTCCGCTGGATAATATTACTTGTTATCATTTTGCACCAATTACATTTTTAAATAATAATTGCCCGGTATTGTTTCACCTGTTTTAATTCAAAATACATTCTCATCATTAACGTATCTGAATAATCCGGGCTCCTACCGATCAATTCCTTTATAACTTCTTTTGGTACAATTTGTAACTTTCCGTCCTCATCCGCATGCAATTTTTTCACCTGCTCCAGCTCCTCCGTTAACATGTTTTTTACCTCCTCACTTTCTGTCTCCACATATATGCCTCCCTCCTTTATCTTCTCTGTTAACAGGTAGTAACATTGCGTCTTAAGGTTCTTATAATTTTGCGCCGCGCTGGTCTTTGGATTGGGTAAAGGGGAGCTATTATTTACGAACGGTTTGCAGTTCAGTATATCAGTGCAACCTCCTCCCACCCCGTCGTCATCTACTACAATATTACTCATTTTAATTTTTCTGAGCAATGCCTGTTCCGCTATGAACTTCGCAATTTCCGGGATCTTCTTATGAATGAGTTTAAAAATATGATTTACCCGCCATCCGTCCCATATCATAATAATAGTGCTATCGCGCCCAAACCGCGCAATATCCGCCGTTATATATTTTTCACCTGCCAGGGCGCCACTATTGGTAAATAAATCCTGTATGCTGTCGTAGTCTAACAGGCTGTTATCGTCGTCGTCATATTCAAAATTGCCGTATAAAAGGCGCTGTTTTCTTACTTTGTCGGTTATCGCATGCAGGTTATCAATATAACGCGGATCAATAAAAGGATTATCGGTTACCAGGGCCGGCATGAATACCACGCCCTCAGGTAAAGTGCCCTCCTTATAAGGTTTATAATATTCGTTGTATACCCAATTCTTTTTAGGATTTAAGGTTAACAACAACTTACCTAAAAGATTATATTCCCGGTTGTATTGCCGCCCTATCCTTGTTTTTAATGTATCGTACGCGCCCGGATGAGTTTCCCCGGCCTCCTCAATCCAGCCGCCGGTATATTCAGTAGATCCGTACCGCTCAAAAAGTGGATCGGATGGCAAAAATTTGAGATCTAATAAATCTATCCTGCTACCGTTGGCAAATTCAATATAATGATCCTGCCCGTTATACTTATAATGTAACCCGCTTACCGCGCCATAAGCCCGCGCCACCTTAAAGAAGGTTTGCAGGGTGCTTTCTCTTAACCGCTTTAACTCCTCTCTCCCTATAAAGTAGCGTACCCCCGGATAACAAAGGCATTCCATAAACTCCCATGTGCAACCGATCCAACTTTTGCCCGGACCCGCCGCGCCGCCAAATGCAAAACGTTTGGTGTAATTATCTGTAAGGAGTTGTAAGGCATCATCCTGCTTTTTATGCCATATGCCATTAACAACGGTAAACGGTTTAAAATTGCGCCGTTTATAGCTCTCTATGAGCAGGGGTAAATAGGTGTTAAGTATTTCCATTGCTAAGGAGTTTTTGCTGTAATGCAATGGCCTGGTTTAACTCCATATCACTTAATACGGAAAGGTTCAAAGGATTGACGGGCAAGGCGCTGGGTAAAGGATCCGTCCAGCCGTAATGTAACCTTAAATCCCGCTCCAGGGCTCTCGTTGATCCTTTGCCATTGACATAAAAAAACTCTTTGCGGTCCTCAATTTCATGTTGAATTTCTTCTACTATGTATACGAATGATTTACGCTCTTTGTAGTTATTCCAGGTACGACGTGAAATCTTAAGAAATGATATGAAACTAAATTCGGTATATATCAGCGGTGCAGGCAATTGTATAATTATACCGGCTGATACGGTCGGCTCTGTATGTTCATCCTGGATCTTTTTGTATTTTTTCCAGGCCCTTGCAATACTTTCAGGCGTGTACTTTGTTTCTTTTCGCCCGGTTACTTTTATTACTTCTACGGTCCGCCGCATGTAAATTGATACTTTTTGTGTATAAAAGTATCAAAATTTATACGTCTATGCACAAAAAAAGGGGTAAACTATCCGGTTTACCCCTGTCAATCACACATTTTCGTATTGTTTCACACCTAAAACAATCTATTTAGTTCGTTTTTTGATTATTTTCTTTAAATAATCCTGCAATTCTTCACCAATATCACCCAGGGCCTCCGTCATCTCATCTTCTGAACTATCCATTAACTCAACCACGAAAAAAATAATAAAACTGAGCAATGGCCGCGTAAAATATAACCCTTGCCACCGCCTTATCCTCCGCCTGCATGCTGTTGCCTGGTGTTTCCAACATTTCGATCGTATCGGTAAACATTTTATCTATTAGCTTATTCATGTTCGTTTTTATTTACGGGATGAGTTAAAAAAAATCCTGGTCGGTTTTTCGTTTTGCGTTGTGCTTTTTGGCTCTCCTCAGTAATAAATCGTAAAACCGTTTGCCGGTTTTTTCGGCGTCCCTCATATGTACACCTTTGATAAAAATAGCTACCTCAATCCGGATAGTTTCTGTACAATTTATATAATCGTCCCTATCAATTCCCCTATCCGGGAGTAATACCGCTACGTGTGTTTTCATGGTAGCAAATGTTTATTTTCAGCAATAAATTGAACTAATTCAGCATTCAATTGATTTAGCTCGTTATTATACTCCTCTGTTGCTGTTTCCGGGATCCTGCGTTTAAAATATTCAAATACAAGTAAACCGCCCACCGCAGCAATATATTTTACCCGTTGCGCTGCTTCAATCTGGAATAATTCCGGTGGTATTTCCATCTGCTCCAGCGCCTTAATCAATAAAGGATCTAATATTTTATTCATAATCTTCACGGTTAATTAGTTCATTGTTTATTATTGTAATCAGCAATAATATTTTTTTAATCTTTGCCGCTAGGTCTATCAGTTCAATATTATATTGCATCTGATTTAGTCTGTATACCTTTAGTAAATCGCTTAATTCTACGGTAGTTACATTTTTAATAAGCTCTTTAAATTCCTTAGGATCTTTTACACCTGTTGGCATGCTGTTACTCTTTTGTTGTGGTGGTTTGTTTTTTACGTTTTGCCATCTCCTCCACTATTGCTTTTATATGCAACAAATTAAACTGCATATCATCCAATATTTTTTTCATCTGCTCATCATGTAACCTATCCAGGGCAGTATGAAGGATTACCATTTTTTTTAATTTTTCATCTGATACGGTTTTTATTAATTCAAAAAATTCCGGTGTTAATTGTCGTGCTTCGTTTTGCATTTGGCATGTTTTTAAATCGTTGGCACTGGATGGATGTTTGTTATATCGGTTACGTCCAGTAATTCAATAGCTAGTTTATGGCTGTTTTCCGGATCCGTTGCGATACGTGTAATAAAACAAACTATCCTCGTTCCGTCCTCCGTTGTGCCCTCCCATATCCGGGCCGGGATCCCGGAAATCTCGCAAAGTAATTCGGTGGATTCAATGGTAATTTTCATAGTTTATTTTTTTCGTCCAGTGCTGCTTTTAACCGGCTGCTCAATTCATCCTGAATTGCATACATTATAAAAAATGTTTCATCAACTAATTTGCTCAGTTGCTCCTGTTCCTTTATATACTTTCGCATACTATCCCGGTACGCTATAAACCATTTCGCTAACGCTTGCTCGCTGGCTAATTTTAACCCTTGCTTATATCTTTCTTTATTCATTGCTTTATTGTTTTTGCTTACTGCTGTCAAATGCTTTGCTCCACATCCGGCCCGCCTCCATTATCGGCAAATTTGCCTCCGTTGGTACATAAATCACATTATTAGACTTATCAATATTGTCTATCCAAAACCAGTGCAGATAAGCGGACGTTAAAGATTGACCAATAATCTGATTGGACCGCGCAATACCATGCGCTCTGATCGTATCGGCCTGCGCTAATAATAACGCTGATTCCATTTTGGCCTTTGCCTCCGCTACCGCTACCTCCCGGCTGCTTTGCGCGTGTGCTAGCATGGCCTCCCCCTCTTTACGCTGGTTGTATACATTGTATTGCGGGCAGCCCCATAACCCCAAAACGGCCAAAAAAATAACTGCAATTGCTAAGACTGTAATCTGACTGGTATTCATAATGGTATGTTTTTTAGTGTTTACTTGTCATCAAAAAAAACGGTGTTTAATTTCCAGGTGATCTATATACTGTGGTAACGGTACGAATTTCCCCCGCTCCCATATCATCCACTCAGTTAATCCTATAAACTCATAGTTATAACTGATTAACTCAATCTTTGGTGCACATTTACGCTGGTCCCTGTAATTACTTACATATGCCTCCAGGTGGTACATTTTATTGCGCTGGCAGGCGCTCAAAAATCCGTCCCGGATCCGTAACAACTGATCCTTTTTATAGTAATCTATCTCATGCAACTCCAGTGAAAGTATAACCAGGTCGTAACTGTATATAAACTTTTGCCGGGCGGCAAGGATCTTGCCGGCTGTCTCAATCCATTTTATTTTTTCCACTTGTTTACTCATTTGTGCCCGGCTCCATTGCACCCGGTTTAAGAGGAGTGTAAAATTTTTGCTTTTTTCCTTCATACAGCCATAAAGTAATCCAGTTTTGAAATTGTATATTTCTAATCGTCATCTCCTCCAGTATGATACGCGTCCTGGTATTAATAAATTCGTTTGTTTCCGCCTGGTTATATACCGCCCTGGGGTTGCCTTCCTCCTCAACTTCCCGCATGGAATTTTTTAAACTCATGAGAATAGTAAACGCGGTAAAAAGTGCATCGTTATCCATTGCCTTTAAGGTAAAGTAATACAGGCTCATATTGAGCTGCTCCAGGCTCTCAATATCCTTTGAAAACGTGTGATCCATCATTACTTTTGTCTGCTTTTTTTTCATGTTTTGCATTGATTTTTTATTTTATTATGCTGGTTGCATCATTCACCGGTTAACGGCTCGTCCCTGGCTGTTATCTCCTCCAGGACCGCGTTGTAATATGGCTCGCTAATTTCTTTTAATCTTCCCCCTTGTTTCATTGCTTCTCCTATATAATCCTTTAATTCATATAAACCCCGGATGGATTTTTTAACCAGGCTACTTTTAAATGCTGTCAATACTGCCGCCTGTATGTCCCTTTGTTCATCTGGTAACATTATGGGCCTCCTTATATTCGTTTACGTGCTTTTGTATTTCTTTCAATATCTCCCTCATGTATTGGCTGTTTTCATTGCGCCTTATAATACTCCAGGTTAAAAAAGTTTCTATACTGGTAATCAAAAAAATAATACTTAAAGCGATCCAGTAAAATAAATCGCCGCCCGTCTTTACGATCAAAATAAACCCTGTTATACTGATGGCATATAACACCAATACATTAAACGACATCATTTTTTTTTGCTGTTTTAATTTGACCTCATTATATAAAATACTCTCCCCGAAATCATACATACTTAACTGTATGGCGTTGTGCAGATCTGTTAACTCCTCCTTTTGTTGTTGCTCATTCATAAAGCGTTTATTTTTTGGTTATGGTATCATTTTCATATGAGTAAAGAGTTGTTTCAATGATGTTGAATTTAACCAGGTCCCCGCCCGGATGTTGATTAGGGATAAAGTGCAGGTGGCTGGCATGGATCAAATAAATCAAATCAAATTTATGCACGTGCTTAATTTCCTCCATGACCGCTTTTCTCGTTAACGGGATGGCGGCTAACTCCCACCGGCATCGTTTAGGGAATGCTTGCAACATATACACCGCGCAATCCTTATGCATGGCGCCATGCATAGAAATTTTATCTATTTTACCCCTGTAATGAGTAATAAAATAATACTCTCCCGGATCCAGCTTTTTACCACATATAGCACATAATTTATTCTCTACGCATTGCAGGCGCCTTTCCGCTGCATTCTCCCCCTTGTAAAAGGGAATAATCAACCCCGCCTTATCCTTTGGTAAATCTTTTACGTTTGCCGGTATCTCTATTATTTGCATAGCTGTTAATTGTGTTTAAGCGGATCCGGTTCGGACGGTTTACCAGAAAATTTTGCATGCATTAACTCAAACATTACTTTAAACCGTAGCATAAAAACATGTGTTATATAACCCGGAAATGTTTCAGCTAGTTTATCCATCTCCTCAATAGTCGGTATTACTAACCGCTCCCCGTTCCACCTGAGTATATAGGTGCAATTCGTGCATATGGCTAACCAGCCCACTTTGGGCAAAAGGTTAACGCCCTCCGGCCCGCCCTCTGTGGTGGCGCTGTAACTATCAAAGCCACAATTAGGGCAAACGAACGGTTTTTGTTTTTCGTTACTCATGTTTAAAGTGTGTAATTCTGAAATACATAAATCCCATTTAACGCCGGTATTTTAGCCCGGCAGATCAAATAAGGTAAACGGATAGTTTGGCAATAAAAACCGGTATTAAATAGCGGATTTTCGCTGTGTGTGTGATCGTTACCGATTAATATATACCATTCAACTAGCTTCATAATACTTAAGTGATCCACCCCGAATATATTCCCGTTTTTGCCGTTCCATTTATGCGTAACATAACTCCCGAATACAACGGACGGTTTATATCGTTTTACGGCTTCTGTTGCCTCCAATTGTTCTACCTCGGCTGAATATATTACCGGTGGCTGTCCTGCTTTCTTATAGTATGCTTTTATTTGTGGATCGTTTTGCAAATAACTATCTGTTGCCCGTATACCTAAACCTCTCGCCAGTGCCCCGTTCCCGGCTGCTATTTCCAGCGCCTTATTTTTATCTGCACTCATAAAGTTATCCTGGAGAAAATTGATTAACTCAATGGTTGGAATAGAATACAGCCCGTTCTGCAGCATGAAAAATTGCAGGTCGTTATTACTAAATTTACTTACCTCCGCAAATGATTTAATGAATAATTGCTTACCCGGCATGAGTAAAGCATGCATGGCGCTAACGATGGCGGGCGCCGGTCGTTGTATCAGGTTTAACCCCTCTAACATAGCATAATAGATTTATTGATTGAATTGATCGAATAATTTTTGTAAGGCATTTTTCTCCGCCGTTAACCGGTCGTATACTCGTTTGTGCTGTTCGTAAATCCTCATGCTATCATGTAAAGGATCCTTATACTTTTGGATTAATAAGAGTTGATAGGTTAACTCCTTTTCAAGTAATGTAATAAAGTGTATTGCCTCGTTTTTGTCTAGCGGTAAAGCTATCCGGTTCGGTCGTTGCATACAAAAAAGTTTAGAGTTTAAGCTATGCGGCTATCCTGTATAAATACGCGTAAATATTCCGGCTTCGGGCGTAAATCAGGTGTGCAAAATTCCAATAAACCGATCTTTCCCTCATACTCAATAAACGGATAAGAATTTTTTCTGTTTTGTTTTCTATTATTCACTTTCTCCGCCATTCGTTTAATCGGTGTAAGTACATCGCTAAAATGTGCGCCTAACATTGTTGCTGGTTTATAGACTGCTATTAATGCGTTGTATAATTCGCGCTCAGATAAAAACATCCTTTTGCGCTGCAAATACTCATGTGCTTTTGCGGCCCATCCATAACCGGATTTTTTACTTTCTTTTGCTTCTGTGTGGCTGGTTACCCTTAACGTCCTGCTCTGTGTGGAAATAGGTAGGGATCTGTTGAGATTGGAAAGGTTTACAAGGGTAGTTTTATAGTTTTCTGCTAGTTCGCTCGCTTGATCGAATTGCGCTTTATATTCCAGGTACTTTTTTTCTGCTTCTCTATAAGGCGCCTCGATTTTTTCCAGTTCTGTGGTTAACTCAGATAACTTTTGTTCAATAATCGTTTTTAAACCTAGCGCCTCCCCGTCCGTTACATGCAGCGTATGTAATTTGGTTAACCCCGCTGGAGTGGTGGGCTCGTTTTTTTTTCTTTTCATTTTTATATTTTTTTATACAAAAGCGCTGGTGAAATAGGAAGCGAAATTGGTAGCGAAAGTGGAAAGTATAAACGCTTTATCGAATAAATATAAAAATGTATTGTGAAAAAAACAATATTGTATATAAAAAAAAATAAAAATAGCTTTGCCCTCCTCCGTACCCATATGAGTTATACTCACTTTTTAAATATCGGTACAAATGAAAGGAATACTTTGTAAAACTTGCCCCCTAAAAGATCAATGTGTATTTATCCCACCTGTACAGGATCCATTAAATCCGCTATTATCTTATTTATCCTGTTCGGTATATCACGCGCATTTAAACCCGGTAATTCGCCCTGTATTATCGTTAAGGCTTTCACCTGTGCGGATAAGCCTTTTTGCCCGTTTTCCAGTTTTTCCAAACTAAGGGTTAATGATGATTGTAAAAAAATTACATGCTGCTTTAACATCTCTAATTGTGCCCTCATTTCTGCCTGAGCCTCCAGGCTATTGGCTTTCTCCTGTAAGAGATCGTTTATTTTAATGAGGTAATTAACCTGGCTCGTTTGCTCGGCTGCATGGTAAATTTCAGGCTCCTCAATAATATTGATCTTATTACGATAGGCATGTTCTATTGCCTTCATAATTTTTTCGTGTCCAGTTTCCCGCCTGAAATATTGGCTTAAAGTGGTGGCGCTGTAACCGGCATTTTCTGAGATCTGTTCAATTGTGTGGCGCGTCCTGGCCTGTATCTCCTGGACCAGTGTTTTAAGTTTATCCTTACTTGTCATTTTATTAACGTTAATTATATTTTTAAGTTTTTTTATGTAGGGTATTGACAATATGAATAATGTTGTATTACTTTTATACTCCGTTTTTATAGATAAGTATAAATTCATACTATGGCTAAATACATTCTTACCGCTGATACAAAAAAAGAGATCCTGGCTAATGATGAGCTAATTAAAGTTTTGTGTCAATTCCGTGCTATACGCCCTATTTCATTATATCAGGCTATTTTTCAAAACTTTGGCTGGCTCACTAATATTGAAACACTGGAAATTATTTCCAAACACCTGGAAAAACCTATTCACACTTTATTGCATTCTGTTACAAATATAGACAAATTAATACAAGCTTAACTTGTATTTTTCAACATAAACAATACAGTTTTTAACATAAAAAACCCGGTTTATCAACATAAACCGGGCTAAAAGAAAAAAAAATATATATGCGTTCCCCCTCAAAGGTAAAATGTTTTTCCGGTTAATACGGTGGTGATTATATCCGCCGGATCACTATTAGACAATTGTATACATCATATTGCAACCGATCCGGGCCGGATCCCGCCACAATTAACCGGACATATTGTTTACCTGTTTACAGGTATGATAAAAAGTTAATGCATTCTCTCTAGGGTTCTGTTTAAAGTTGTGTAATACCATGTTAATCTATGCATTCAAGGGATCGTAAACCGGTCCCTTTTTTAACCGCTTTATTTTCGATAAACCATATAATACATTCATTATGAAAGAATTATTTACTGATCAAATGTCCGCAAAGGAAAAAGAAAATATATTGGAGCAACATGCTGACAAAATAGAGGAGACAGATTACTACCAGGTACTTACCCCGGATGAAATCCTTGCCAAAAAAGAACAGTTTTTTGAGAATGCAGCCCTGCGCAACAAGTTAGAAACCGATCTAAAGGACGCCACCGCCGCCATTAAAGAGAAACTGGATCCCGTTAAGCGGATGAATAACCGCCTGCTCTCAGAGATCCGGACCGGGCAAATTGAAGTGTATGGTAAATTGTATCATATCGCCAATTATGACACCTCTATGATGGAAACTTTTAACGCCTCAGGCGAATTAATCGGCTCCCGCCGGTTGCGTCCTGATGAAAAGCAAGCCACTATTTTTAATATACCGAAACAAAGCACCGCTTTTTAATTACTTCTAAATTATATAACTATGGATGTTAAACTACAATTACCGGATGAATTTGCCGGTACTGATATTGTTTTGCGGGAAGGTAAAGCGCAAGATATTATTTATCCTAAACAGGTTTATTTTGAATGTGAATTAAGCTCGTTAGAAAGTTATTTAACAGGACGTTGCGACCCGGATGAAAAGCCCTTTAACGCCCAGTTTTTAGATACTGATACTACTATTATACTAGTAAATGAGGACCAGGGTAAAATAACACTGGATATTAACCCCGCCCTGGAGAAAGGAACTAAAATTATAGGTAAACTTTCAAACGCTATTGAACTTGAACAATTTAATATTAATAAACCGGTAACCTTTACCCGCGATCAACTGGTTAAACTCCTCAGGTTCAATAAACGCTTTTTTGCAAGTACAGAAAAATATGAAACACTCCTTAGAAGTCTTTCAAACTTAGATCTTTATACCTCCGCCGAAATTAACCAGGGCGCTGATACCAGGGGTAATAAAACCCAAAACTTTACCAAAAAAGTAGATAGTGCTAATGTGCCCACTGATTTTGTGCTGAACGTGCCCGTTTTTAAAGCTGTACCGCCCGCCTCCATCCGTGTGGAAATCGGATTAGATGTATCGGAAAACTCCGTAAAGTTTTATTTAGAAAGTCCTGAGCTGGTGGAATTTCAATACCTCACTAAAACCAGGATTATTAAATCGATCCTGGACCTCCTCCCGGATTTTGTGATCCTTTACCAATAAAAAAAGTTTACTATGGCTAAACGTTTTACAGATACCGACAAATACAGAAAAGCATTTTTCAGATCATTACCTGGTCCTTACAAACTCCTTTGGGATCTGCTTTACCACGAATGCAACAGGGCCGGTATTTGGATCAAAGATTTTTTACTTGCTCAGGTGTTACTAGGTCAGGATATGCCAGTCAATGAAGGCGAAGCGCTAAAATATTTTAACGCCGGTGAATTGCGTGTTATTGAAATAGATAATAAAAAAAAATGGTTCATACCGCAATTTGTAACGTTCCAATATGGCAAACAATTAACTCCCGCCTCTCCGCCTCATGTTAAAGTAATTGAGCTATTAAAGGAAAATGGATTAATAAACGATTTATTACAAATCATTACACCGCTAAAAAAATCATTACCCTTATCTAAGGGTAAGGGGGTGGGTAATCCCTACCCTAGCGCTAGGGTGGAATATAAAGAAGAAGAAGAAGAAGTAAAAAAGGGGATTGCAAAGGGGAAAAAAAATTATTTCATCCGTCCCGGTCCGGATTACCCGCTGGAGCTCTCCGCTGTGGACGTTAGCAACTGTATGGAAGTAGCTAAAATACTGGCACAAAAACAGTTTTCACCGGATGAAATCCAGGCCCGGTTTACCGCGTTTAAGATCCAATTTTTTACCGGTGACAAGGATTACAAAAGCGAACATGAGATTTTACGCCATTTTCAAAACACGCTAAAATTTGCGAAAAATGAGGAGCTCATTACCAGCGTTAAGCAATCCAAACAAACCTTTGCCAGTAAGCTACGGGAGCAACACGCCGCCGATATTGCCCGTATCTCTAACCAGGGATGAGCAAACGATTATAACCCTCCAGGACCGCGCTAAACCCTTTAATTTGCTTTCCCCGGATGAGCAGATTATTGCCGCCCGCGATCTGGTGTTATACCTTAACCTCGCTTTATCCTGGGATTTTGGGAACGAAGAAAATTTTGATATGTTGCTTACTGTGTTGGCGGATCAACTAGCCACCGTATACGGTTCGTTAAACCTCCCCGAATGTAAGGAAGCAGCCAAAATATACGGGCCGGCCATTGAAACCTATGGTAAACCGATCAATTTACAACTGTTGCAAAAAATCCTTTTGCCGTATATGGGCGCCCGCGCTGCTGCCCGTCAACTACTCGAACGTTTACCGGCTATTGAAACCGCCCGCGAAAAACCTTTATTAACCTCCGCTGAATATGAAACCAAACGGGCGGAAATGTTTGAACGGCCCGGAGGCTGGTTTGAAATTACCGAAATGTATTACCAGCGTTATATAACCGGCTCCGTACATATGCAACACTGGCCAGTTGAAATGTATGAGGCATTAATAAGGGGTAATTATATCCATCCTGAGAAACATTTACAAATGCTGGCTATTGGTAAACGCTGGCTTATTAAAATCTGTTTTGATGCTATTGCAGATGAAATACATAAACCGTTCCATACGATTGGTAAAAAAATACATGCGGACCAAATGGCGCAAAATTACCGGGATAAATTAAAGAGTTTAGAGAATGAAAACGATACACCGGAAATCCGCAAAGCTGCCAGTTTATACGCGGTTAGGTTCGCTTTTAGCTGTTTTAAAAAACAAGGGGTAAAACGCTTATTTGTGCAGGATCCGGTTAAAAAAGTGTAGATAATTAGTTTTACTTTTTTATACAATTCTATACTTTAAATATTAAATTTGTTCATATCATTACAAGATTTTTTCATATGCCAACAAAAATAAAACCTCATCCTGATCTCGTTTTTGCACATAAATCCGCCGGTTTAACGGTTGCGCTGTTTCATGTGCTTTTGAATAACCAGAAACATTACCAGGATAAGCATAAAGAGGAGATGGCAACTATTAACGCGGCCCATGTAGAAGTATTCGCCCTCAGGCAATTACAATACCTGGACGCGCTTGCAAATTATTTACACGATACAAACGGCATTGCGCCCGACGAATTAAAAACCGCGCTCGGTGTTATCCAGGACCTCCACAATATTTACAAGGAACGTTTTGCACCCGACGCGCAAACAATTACAAACATGTAAAACTTTATAACAATGGCAAAAAAATCAAATGCTGAAATAGCGAAACAAAACGCCCAAATTGATTGGGATGATTTAATAGGAGAAAAAGAAGTACTGGAAAAATTACGCATTGATAAAGTTACTTTATATAGGATGAGGACCGCCGGTAAACTCCGTTTTGCCTCTTTTAATAATAGGCATATTATGTACAGTAAAAAGGAAATAATCCAGTTAATCAATGGCTGATACTTGCAACAAGAAAGGCGCGTATTTACGCGCCTGGTTAATTGTTTAATTCGTACCTATATGATACCAACATATAAACAATTACAATTGATAAAATTAGCCCACCGGCTAAATAGATATAAACCACTATTAGAACAGGCACAACATTTACACAATCACAACCAATCTACCGCCCTTAAAAAAAGTACTGATATTGATTTAACCGGTTATTTAAAAAGTAAGGAGCCACCGGCTCCCCCTACCTTGCAAAACATATTTAATCAATTACAGGCCATTAATGAACAACTTACTGAAATTAAATACTAAAACAACTTTGCAGTAATTGGTTTACCTGGTCCCGCTCGCTAATGGCATTTATGGCGCCGCCGTGCCAGCTCAGCGCCTCCAAATACTTTGTACATTCTTTATATTGCCGGTTTAATTCCCCGCCCTCTATACGCGTTACAAATACGCCTTTCCATATATCTAAGTACGTAAACACCTGCACCAAATTACCGTGACTATCAAAAACACTATCTTTTGCAACTAAGTTTGTTTCTGTATCAATCTCCTCCAGTAGATAAATATCCGGTATCAGCTCAGCGCGTTGATAGTCATGTTTAACAATAGATCCCTTGTATAGTTCGTAAATAGTATACATATCATTACAAAATTATACAAAAAATATGCTAAATAATATTTATTGCGGTATTGCCTGCAGTTCCTCTGT